GAGACTGCTGGTGCTGGTGTAATCCTCGGTCGTGCACTAGATGCCATCGGTACCGCTGGTGCTGGTCAGTATATCCGAGTGAAGCTCGGTAACGAAGCTGGAGCTTGAGGAGAGTAACTAATTATGATGAATCTTGATCAAGTTCGGGTAATTGACCCGATTCTAACTCAACTAGCTCAAGGATATAAAAACGCAGACGGCGTCGCAACTTTCTTTGCACCTAGTGTGTCAATGAATCTTCGCGCTGGCCGTACTCTGGTTTTTGGTAAAGAGGCTTTTGCTGCTCAATCCTTCCTGCGTGCACCTGGTACTAATATCCAGAAGATCCAAAACGAGTTCGGCACTCGTAGCTTTGCGCTTCGTCAAGAAGCCATTAGCTGGCAGATTGCTGAAGAAGTAGCTGCCGAAGCCAAAAATGGTGCCGCTGCTATTGATCTTCGTGCTTATGCTGCAAAAGACGCCGCAAACCGTCTCATGCAGAGCTGGGAAATCCAGGTAAGTGAAAAAGTTCTAGACGTAACCCAATACGAGACTGGCAACGTTCTCGACCTGGCTGCTTATAACAGCGGTGCTGATCAGTTTAACAGCCCGACTTCTGACGTTGAGGTTCTACTTGACGACATGAGAGAGCAAGTACGTTCTCAAGTCGGTGTCTATCCGAACAAGATGGTACTGTCCCCCGATGCCTTTAACGCCCTGAAGCGTAACAAGCGTATTCGTGACTTCATGCAGCGTGGTGTTCTGGTGAACGAGAAAACCCTCGCCGAGATCTTTGGTCTTGACGAAATTCGTGTCGCTCGTCGCCTAAAACTCAATCAGGCAACTGGTGGTCTGGAGAATATCTACAACAACGTAGCTCTTCTCTTCTATCACCCCAGCGGTGCTACTGATGGTTTCACTCCCGCTCTCGATGCGAACTATGGTACTCCCGCTTTTGCGTACACTTATACGCTGGCTGGTTATCCTATTTCAACCCCTGAGCGCTTCAACATGGACCGTCGTGTTTTCGAAGGCGACATCCTTGTAGAACGCTCTTTTGAACTCGTAGGCATGGGTGAGACTGGCAGAGTTGGTGCTGGTGCAGTATTCCTAAATCCTGTTGCTGCGGCTTGATTTAGTGTCAAGCTAGTACAGATCTTCCGGCCCGCCCCAAAGGCGGGCTTTTTATTGTCAACTGTAAGATTGTGTCTTTGGCGTTGAAAGCTCTATAGAAGTAGTGAGCATGGCCCAATACACCCCGCCTCCCGACGCATACGGTGTCGCTAACAACTGTACACCGGCCACGGCAGATTATTTCATTGAAGTCTTTGGCTTTAACGAAGCACTGGAACTGTCCCGCCTCGAAGATCCGACCGCAAATACTATAAATTACCAGCGTATTAACGTTGCTCTTAACGACGCGGCTCAACTTATAAATAACTACATCGAAACTGCCCCGCCGCAGGGAAAACTACTCATCGCAGGGTCGTATCGTAGGACTCAGGCCATACTCGCTCGCTGGTACCTCGACACCCTCCGCCCTCGGCAACAGGTCGTAGACGCCGCAGAAGCCGCCCTCAAGCAGCTCGATTTATGGGCTGCTAAAGCCTCCCCGTCGTCCGGTATCAAGTGGCAGGAGGCCTACAGATACTGGGGTAGCGCGTGTGCGATGACGATGTCGAACACCCAACGCGACCGCGCATTTACCGATGCGTCGCTGGCAAGGTGGGAAATGCGGTGGGGTACCAATAACCGCTGGAATCCGTACAAGAGAAAAGGTGCGCCGGTTATTGATAACGTAACGCCCAGACAACCTAGCGGCGACCTTGATAGGCAGAATGTTACGTTGATTGGAGATAGCACGTTGGAAATGAATCAATTGTTCGATAGCTTGGAGACTACCCGCGACGTTGCTAGTTTCGCTGACACCCAAAACGCGGCCACACCGGTTGAAGGCGATGTGCTTGTTGTTGAAAACACTGATGGCGACATCACAACTTACGATGGCGGCCTGCAGGAGGCCGACACATTCTGATGCTGATGCATCGTTACAAATAGTTTCTACCAACCGTTTAACACTTTACCGTTATGTGGACATCTGACGAAAACCAGGTTTATGGCTACGATCCTTTAATTCCAGGGATGCCTGGGGGATCAAGCATGATCACAATCATTCCAAATGCCGGGAGTACGAGTTGTGGCTACAATACCAGCGGGTTGCAGGGGTTAACGCATTCCAGTTTCGGTGTGTTTCCAGACAGTACACCTTACAAACAGACCGCCAGTGAGTTGCGACAGTATATCGTAAATATCGAGGCGACTAGAAAGTTACGCGACCTTGCCGATGTTAATTTTCAACGCTCTCCGCAGCCCGGGGATGTCTTAGCGTATAACTACACTACCGGACTATGGGAGCTACTCGACTTTGTTTCGGGTGGCGAATTCTGACCACGTGCCATTGTCGGTTGAGTAATATACCCGTTTGATGCCGGACTCGAAAATTGCGAGTTGACATACGGGACATGGTCGGGCGAGACAAAGCTCACCTTGCCTATTAACACGTCCGACAATCAGAGTATCGCAATTAGCCGCTTTAGGGTTCAATAGCGCCCGTAGCTCAGCGTGTAACGACACACGATACGGTTGACCAACACGATCCGCAAGCCTAGATTGCATCGGGTGAGTCTTACCAAACACATTCGTGGAACGTATAACAATTCGTCCTTTACGAAGCAAGACACAGGCTACGCGCCACCGGGAGTCAGTAGCTAGTGCCATCGACACGATAGTTTTTTCAACTTTGTCGCTTACCACCTGACGAACAAGTTCCGAACCATTTGCTTGAGGCGACTGAGTTTGCGTTGATGCTTTTCAGCTTTTCTGATAACTTTTTGCGCTTCGCTACGTGTCGTAGCTGTTTCCGCTTGCATCATGCGTTGGATGAGACGGTGTGTGTGGTGTTTGACGTCCTTCATTCAATGATCCCCGCGAACCTCATGCAAATCTCGCCCCACTCCAACACGTCACGATCGCGAAAATAAGTGGAAATTGGCACTTCTCTGTCAAGAACGCGTTCACCTGTGTCGACATGTTCCATGCGTAAGTAGCCGTAGGTGTCTGCCTGCGCAAGCACATAACAATGATAGATGCCATCCAGGTTATTCTCCCAGACGATTTGAAGTTCGTGAGCCATGGCAAGAGGTTTCGTTGTTTCCGGATCTGCATCCTAACAGTGCTTTCAACAAAAATCTAGCCATGAGTAGCCCGATTAGGAAAGCGGCCATGAAATTTAAGGTTAAAAGGATGGTAGTAAGGACATAGGCTAGTACGCTAGCGTCCATAAGCGTTGAAAGCTATAAAGGGTGTTCATACCCTGACACGATAGCATGCTGCTCGAGATCGAAAACCAGCTCTACCGCAAGGTCCACGAGACTCTGGGCCAGAGCGCGGTCGTGCTTCGACTAGCCGAGGAGCTCGATCAGTCCGGTCGTGTGGCCGAGCAGGCAATGATCATTGTGTCGTTTACTGGCGGAAATACTGATAACCCGAACAAAGGAGCGTACATTCCAACAGTTCGGAAAAGGACTCTGACGTATACATTGACGCTGGTTCAAAAGCAAACTCAGCGCGAAGGACATTCGTTCTGTTTGCCAATTCTTGATCTTCTAGCCGATGCGGTAACCGGATGGGTTCCTGAAATCCCGGGCCTTGAATTCCAAACCGGATTTGAGTTGGGACCGGAGAAATTCGTCCAAGTCACCCCAGAATCCTCCCAATTCATCTACGAACAGACCTATACAATCGAGGTTCTGATGGCAGATGGTCGGTTTTACTCTCAGCCCTGCGCCGCATTCGATCCGGTCAAAGTGGGAGATTTTCTGCCGATACGCAAGTGTCTGGTTACACCGGGAGAAGAAAGCCGGCAAACCGGTCTTGCGGTGTGGCGTCGGACACTGGGACCGAATACAGTTCAACGGTATGTAGTCGAGGACATCCGCTGTGGCCGGACGATCGGGGACAACTTGACCGTTACATGCACAAATCCTGGTGATGGGACTGCGACCTATACGTTCACCCCTATTACCGCTATTCGACCAAACGGTACGGTGAATACGGGGCTTCAAGTGACCGGTACCCTTACCGATGTGTGGAAGTGTACGAGGGAGGGGATTAAAGATGGTAGAGACATACCACCCTGGTTTAAAATCAATCTTGATATGGGTCTATGGAGAAATGTAGCGGATACTGTACCGAATACATTGCCAGAAACCAGTTCGTATCAACCTCTTGCATTAGAGCCCAATCGTAAGTACAATGAGAAAAAGGTAACCTAGCCTTCATTCTCGTTTCATCCCTCGCCACCTCCTCCCCATGGAAAAAGAATTTCTTGCCGTATTGACCTCTCAATACAATTTAGCTGGTGCGGCTAAACTCGCTCATTGGAACTCAGTCGGAACCGACTTCTACCATTTCCATCTGCTTTTCGAACGTGTATATAATATGATCGATGAGAAGATTGATGTTGTAGCAGAACAAGCTCGTGGCAAAAGTGTCGAAATTACTGCTTCGATCTTTACGGAAGTGCCTGAAATTGATTGGGATACGTGTCAGGAACTAGCTGACGAAATTCTTAAGCTTGTAGATAAGCTTCAAGAGTCGTTAGACGAACTCCACAAGAAAGCTGATGACAAGAGTGAGTACGGCATTTTAAATGTTGTCGAGGATATTATGTCTGACGTAAATTCTGCACGATATTTACTTGGTTCTGTTAATAGTAAATTTTGACAGAAGAGGGGAGGCCTAAGCCTCCCCAACCATCAGCTTAGCTGATTCTCGTATAGCAGACGCTGGCTACGCCGGACGAGGGTGACGCGATACGGGAAAAAGCGCCGTAAGACAAATCAAGAATTCGATTGCCATGGTACGGTCCTCGGTCGGTGACAGTAACAACGATTGAGCGACCATTGCCTGGGTTGGTAACCCTAATCCGACTACCTAGGGGCAGCGAACGATGGGCGGTAATGTCCGCTCCGGGGTCCATAGGACGACCGTTAGCCATTGTTTGCCAGGCATAGCCATCCCCCACGCCATAGTGGCTTGTGAGCCCGCAGCGGGACGCTGCGTAAGACGGAGTGGAAACAGCCATGCCAATGGCCAGTGTTGCTAGTGCGAGAAGTTTACGCATGATGTTGTTGCAAAGGACAACGAAAACGACACGGTGGCGAGGCGGAGACAGCAAGTAGCTTCCTGTTTCCATTACCCCCGCTCGGTCGAAATCGCGACACCGGACAAAACGGACGTATCCGCAGAGGTCGGTGGTTTAGCGGATGTGAAAAGAGGGGGACAAGCCCCCTCATCCGCTTAAGACCAGTTTAACACGGAAACTCGGCTTACTCAGCCCGCTCCGCGATGCATTCGTACATCCCTCGTACAGCGTTGTCAAGAAGAGAAATAGACTCTCGTTCGTTCATTTCTCCGTCGGTAGTTAAGACATTGTAAAGAAACTCCATAGGCTTGAGACGTTCATCGTCGCTGTCGAGTCCGACAGCAGCAATAAATCCCTCATAGTAATCAATGTCATGCTCGTCACAGGTATCAAAAATCTGCTGAAGGATTTCGCCCTCCCGCAGACAATCCTGGACTTCGGTTGCTGTAAATTTCATGATCGGGGGCATAGTTGCGTAAGGAGTCTAGCACGGGTACTAGAGTTGTGATCGTATGAGCGCGACCATCTGGTTCCTGGATTGGTTGAGAAACTGTTGTAGTTCCTGCTGTTGCTGCCTTTCTGAAGATTTTATCAACTTCAATACTACTGAACCAGGCATTAGCATGAGGCATTTCGCAAATACCGTAATTAAACCGGAGCCATGACCATGACCATAAATGGGCAACTTGATACAACGCGCTGACCAAATCAGCGTCTTTTTCCTCGCACATAAACAGCACTGAGTCGTGAACAGACATGCAGAAACGAGCGCGGACATTGTACAATCGGGTTAAATGCTCCATGGCCGTTAGAAATCCATGTAACATAGCGCTACCGGTGCTCTGGATTACCCAGTTGTTTCTCATGGTAAAATAGTCGCTGCCTACAACCTCCGGGCGAAAAGCTGTTGACATTTTAGTGCCACTTAATGGGTTGCGTGGTACTTGACTGTTAGCGATACGGGACATTTCATTGTATGCATACGAATCACTGCCGCCAACTAAATTAGAAGAGTCCTGACTTGCTTTTCTTCCTTTCTTTGTCGCGATAAGTTTTTTGCCCATCTTTTCTGCGTCCTTAGTGCTTATCGATTTATTGCCTTTTCTGATAGTGGCGGCTAGAGTTTTTACGCCAGAACCGTACAACATCCCGTAATTACAGCCCTTAGCAATTGCTCGAGAAATTCCTATAGTTTTAGCTGTCATGCTGTGCATATCAGTACCATCCTCCTTTGAACCTGCAAGAACGCTATGACCGAATTGAGTGCTGCCAGCCAGTCTATACTCGCAATCTGCAAATATCGATGCGACAACACTTTCTTGTCCATCGTAATCTGATGATACGAACGTGTATGGTGACTTTACCTGAACCCGTGTTTTTACTTCCGTACCGATTTTGTCCGGTTTAGGGTCAGGTACTGTTAGCCAGAGGTGTTCACCAGCTCGATTAGTAGCAGTGTTGTGTGGAATTGTCTGAGGTATAATAATGGTTAGATCGGAATCCAGCGACTTAGTCGGTAACTGCTCTTTAACTCTGCTTCTCACTGATGTCCAGTAAGAAACTTTGACAGCGAGACGGATAAGCTCTTGTGCTTGAGGTAGATCGCTGGAGAGGGTACCTGACTCAAAATCGTCAAGATAATCTTTGCTCAGCACACCACCGACATTAATACCCTCTCCGTTGGGGTGTGGCACCCTTACCATTTCTCCTTTGTCCCGATCCATATACATCCACCCAGTATCTTTTTCATACACCATGGGCTCACCGTTCCACTTTAGACGAAGAAGAATATGGCTAAGGCGACTTTTTGTCGTAATAGGTTCGAGAACGATCTTCTTTAATTCTTTGTCGTTTCTCGCATTTTTTCTATACCACATCGGGATTCCATACCAGCAACTCTTAGGCTTTCCATCCTTTTTTAAGGCGTAATTAGCCTCCCAGTCAAGCTGTGACAACCAAGGATCTGATTCAATATCAATCTCGTCAGATTTCCAGTCTTCCAGTAGTTGTTCAGCAATTTCGCTCAACAATTCATCTTGTCTTGTAATCGACTCTTCCCAAACTTTTTCGCACTCATTAACCCAATCGTACCAGTTATCTACTACTGGTAAAATTGAGGATGTTTGTGAAAAATGACCGTATAGTGTAGTAAGAGATGGATTAGATTGTAAATATTTAAGAGAGACTACTGAGTACATGTCATAAGTTACTTTAACATCACGGAGTGCGTAAGCAGTTAGTTCGTCTCTGTCCGGAACAAAATCATGCATCGACTCTGCAACAACAAACAAGTTACGAGTTTTCTTTGTTTCCTTTTCTAGCGGAACCATAGGCTGGCAGTGGAAATTATATACATCGACAAGATTGTTCATCGATCCTTTTGTCGTCCAAGACGGTGGTGCTTGGTACTTAAACGACTTGTCGTCTGACTGAGTAAACCAGAATCGTTGTTCTGAGGCAAGACCGCTGACATTTATGTGTGCGGACATTGTATCAAACCACAGATTTCCAAACGGCTCGGTTTGATTGAAGGGGTCGTGACGAAGATAATATGCCTCATGAGTACGTTGGCGATCGAATCCAACGTTATGAGCGATAAACAGTGAATTTGTAGTTCCTAGGGGTACGAGTTGAGGAGTATACGGTATCTCTGGATTTACAAACGACTCATGCATCCATATCCAGTACGAGTCTGAAGATACAGCAGTAGCTAGAATTGGGTGACCGAAATCTGAACCTCTAACAAAAGTTTCACAGTCAAATACGGCGATAGGGACGTTAGCCATGCCCTTATCGCCCATAGGTGTTATCTGCCATTGTCCATCTTTTTTCCACTGGTACCGTACCCAGCCCATCTCGTACACGATGTGCTCGGGACTGGGAGGTTCTGGGACATCACAGTCCGCGAACGACCTCATCAGTTTTACTTTATCGGACAGAATATTGTTACTAATATTATCAAAATGTTCGGCGATGTCTTTGCCTTCTAGCTGTGGTAAATAAAACTCTGGTAGTTTCTCAAATATCTCTGGATTTTTAATTGGAAATTCAACACCAAACCTTTCCATCTCATCAATAATAAAATTGAGACGGGACAATTCCGGTTTGTATGCTTCTACCGCATCATCGCCAAATGCAGCCCGTGTCATTGACGGGGATAGCACTGAGTATCCGAGTGGGCTGAGATGGGTCATGTGGAAGGGTGAGCTTACCGCTCAGTAGTATACCACAGATTCGTCTCTATCGGTGTAGTACACGCCAGTAGCTTCAAGACTTGTCGCATCAATGATGTTGACGTTCCGGTGCCGGTATGGTAGGCCGTAATGGCCAAAGAAGTAGGTGAATGACGGGTCGATGAGGTGCCTACTTTCAAGATCCGGATCTCTGAACCAAGCGTACCCGGGACCGTAGAGAACGGTATCACGAGGAACGTTTTGACCGCTGTGGGGATAGTACGCATGTGCTAGGCGATACTTTCCGCAGAGCTCGATGTGAGTAGGTGCGTTAGACAGCATTGAGATATACGCGATTCGCTCGTCGAGAGGTAATTCGCGCAAACATTCTAGTGTATATTTTAATTCTTTTTTCTTAATTTTCTCATCAGGCATTACTAAAGACCTGAGGACGTAGTTCTCATTATTTCCAAGAATTAACGTACCACGATCATCCGAAATTAACGCGTGAATGATGCGCAGAACTTTAATTGGCGAGCAGCGTTTATTATGCCGAAAATATGGTTTTTGGTGAATGGTGTCACCGAGAAATACATAATGGTACTTGCCGGTAGGATCACGCTCAAGAATAGTCTGCAAAAGCTTGACCCTACCATGCAAATCACCTACAAATGCGTAGGGACGTTCCGTCACACGTCGAACATTTTCGCCTCCAGTGCCCATGGGTTCTCCCGGATGTAAAGTTTAAACGCCCGAGACGGGCTGTGCTTTTGAAATAGTCTAGCAAGGATCATGGTGATCCGAAACCAATTCGACTCATCTAATTTAGCATGCATGACCTGGAGTCCACCACGATTGGGCCAGAAAGATGCTGAATATCTTGAACCCACCACACAGCGTAATGACCGGGGAAATCGACTATTGTGTGAAGAACCCGGTGCCATTTTCCTTCAAACCTTACGAATCTGTTCCGCATCGGAGGGTGGAGGGGGCATGATGTATTCGAATACTCGGATTTGGCTTAAGAAAAACGAACTGGCGATAATCGCGCCAAGCCATACCCATCGATTCTTTTTTAAGTCGTTAATATCTTCTTCTGCTCGATCAAGACGTCCGGACAATTCGTTTTCTGTCTTTTCTATCAGCTTTTCAATCGCGCTATTGGTTTCTGTTGCTCGATCAATGCGTTCTTCGTGTCGTACGAGTATTTGAGAGATATCTCTTGTCGATTCTGAAATTTTTTCCACAGCTTGCTCTAGTTTTGTGAGCATCTGCTTGCTAATCTCGTCGTAAGCTTGTAGTCTTTCTTCTAAAATTGAGACCCTAACGTTGTAGGGTAGTCCGTTTCCTTTGAACACGTCCACAACGAGCTAAAAATGGGCGCAATGCTATCATACTGCTTTCAACGAAAAGCAGCTAGGTTTGTTACATTACGCCTGTTCAAAAAAACGCGGCTTACCAGAGGCCGGGAATTACCTGGCCGGTCAGGGCATAGGCGCCTAGCGCGGCGATCAGGCCGAGAAGGGCGACGCGAGAGTTCCAGAGTTCGACAGATTCGGGGCTCGGTTCTTTCATAGTAGTACGGTGATAAAGGGGCGCTTACACCCTTATCTACCTTTCACCCAATTACACAAGGTTTACGCGCCAAATTAGCAGTTGAGTTAGCAAAGTCTTTCGCCTTGCGCTCAGCGGCTTTTTTAGCGGCGAAATGGTAAACGATGAATGCGGGCTTCATGGCGATAACGTTTCTGTACTTGTCTATCCTACCACGCTTTCAACTAATAGTACGGGTCGGGTTCGCGGTCGGCCTTGTCGTTAACTTGGTCCTGAATCTCGTCGAGAACGCGGCAGAGATTGCGTAAAAACTTTGGATCGATGGTTTCGGGGTTCTCAACGCCAGCGAGAAGTTTACTTATCCACGGAGCGATTTCTTGCTCGTTTTTGTATTCGTAGTATGAGTCGATGGTTTTAAAATCAGACGACCAGAGCAGAGTATCCGGACCGTATTTAGAAACTTTGGCGCGGCCGTTCTTATTTAGGAGAGAGTTGAGGTCCATGGAAATGGGTGGGAGTAATCAGGTGAAATAAATTAGTAGTCTAAAGGTGGCACTTCAGTGAAATCGGAAGCCATGTTCATATTCTTTTGAAAATGGCCTTTAGGATTGTTTACCCTTAAGCAAACATGTTTATTAAATCTATTAGGATTTAAATAATAACACATATCTGTGTCGGGACAATAAATACAAAACAGATCTATTTCATTTTTATCATATGGCTGTGTGTGAGCTCCGTTTTTGTCCGCCCAGCTTGTAGAAAAATTTACTGTTATTTTACCGTTTTTTACTTCTCTGTACTTGACCTGTACTCTAAGAAATTTACCTTCTTTGTATGCAACAAGGTCAAATGGCTCATGCTCGGATTGAGGTGTTAAGATGGAGTAACCTTTACTATGTAGGTCTACTTGGGACTTTAATACTGCAAAATCTCCTTTGTTTTTAGTGTGATGGGGTCTCATTAAACAATAGGATAGTAGTTACAATTTAACAGATCCCGTCGGTCACGATCCGACAACTTCCCTTTAGAAGAGGGATGTGATTTCCAATTTCACCAGGGACCCTTTAGTGGAAGAGGTGAAGGGATTTGCACCCATACGGCCAAAGGCCGGTTGATTTTGAATCAACTGCGTCTACTGTTCCGCCACACCTCCGTTGTGGTACGGGTGGGAGGTTACGATCCCCCTCAAAGCCGCTAATCTGGCGGAAAGAGCTTATAAGGCTCCTCTGACTACCAAGTCTCACCCGCATGTAGAGGGGACTAGCCCCTAGCCCCCTTGGCCACGATAGCGTTTTTTCCGCCCGTTCCGGCTAGTCGCTGACAGTTTCGTATTAAGGCTACGACCCTGCCTTGTTCGCTTGGGTTTTCCCGCAAACACCAGTGCGCTCACGTTGGTCAGTGATGGCTTTTTGGCCATGAACCTCTTGCGTTGACTCGTTTATCTTAGCACATCGCGGAAGGTGTTGTGGCCTGACCCGAAATACAGGATCAGCCTCGCCACGATCTGATCTGTGTTTACGTCGCCGCAGGTAAAAATGTCCACCGCCGCCGACCTGTGCTCCGGCCAGGTGTGGATGGAAAAGTGGGAAGTGGTGAGCAGGGCGAGATAGGTGAAGCCGAAGGGATCGAATTGATGGCCAGAGGTGTTGATCACCTCAGCCCGGCACTCAGACAATACGTTGCTGATAAATACCGTAAACGGCTCCAGGTTTTCGAGTCTTTCGACTTTCCCGCAGTCGTAGAGATTTAAAAGGACATGGTGCCCCATGTCCGCTCCGTTAGAAGTTCGCAACGAAATAAGTCTCCTCAGTCGAAAGATCGTAGCTCGAATACCTACTAGCTTTCAACTCGCGATAAGAGATAGGATGGAATACGTCTGGGTTAAAATACTCACCGTATGTGTTTATTTTTCGTCCCCATTTTTTACTTAATGCGCTAACACATACCTTAAACCCCTCCGCCGCCAATAAATGAAGCTCGCGAGTAATGTGTTCGAGTTTTCTCTGCGTCCACACGTATCCGCAACCGTAAGCGAGAAAAGCGTGTGGAAGGTGTAGATAGATCAGGGTGTTGTTATCTATTTGACGAGTAGGAAAGTTGTAAATATTTCGTTTGTGGAAAGTAAACGTGCGATCCTTGTTTTCCTCGTACCATGATTTAATCCTAGCAAAGCGCGGAGTGACCGGATTGTACTCAGCCACCATTCTCCATTTCTCATATCGATAGTTAAATCCGCTCATCGATAGTATGCAGTAATATGTCGCTACGTCGTTCCAGTTCCGAAGGATCTTACCCCGACTCAGGTTATTAAACGCTGCGAGCTTTCGGCATCTTGCTTTCCAATCTCTGCCTTTGTCGAATTCGTTTTCCCAGCACTCACGAATATACGAACTGGCGGGAGACAGGGTAAGTAGTTTATGCATTTCAAGGAGATAACGCTCATTTGAGCACAAAATTAGCTCCCCAGCACCACTTTCATAGGCAAGTTCTGCCGATCCGATGTCCAAAGCAATGATCCGCATACCGGATACAACTGGATGGTCGGACAGAAACCTGTCATGCAGTCTGGTCGAACGCCCCGGACACGTAATTAGGCTTTGCACTTGCACCAGTTGCGACCGTCGTAGTATGATACCAGACCCTGAGCGAAGATTCGGATCGTACCGGGTGTAGGCCCGTAGGAACGAGACTTGCTGGTGTTATCTCCAAACATTTTATTCAACTTATGGCCTATAGCAACTTCGGAATTCAAGATGCGTTTTTCAACATACTCGATCATCCCGATTACGTCAGAGACTGTGTATTTTGACAAGGTTATAGCAGAGATAATGGGCAGATCAGAGTCAAAATCGCTTTCGATTCCCCTAGGGACCGATGCAAATGCGGGTAAATCTGGTGACGAGGAGTTAAGAAACAGGCTAAAGTCGCTAAGAGTGATTTGCCTGTACAGATCCGAGCTCGTAATTACTAGCATGTGGGAACAAGAACCCTTTGATGTAGTCATTGGCGAACTCGGAACCGAAATACGACCTCAGTATACCATGAGCCGGGTCGTGCAGAGCCATGTAACGGTCGAAAGGTCGGAAACAAGGGGTGTAGCCGGTTTCGAAGGGCAATCGGGACACATACGAGGTCGCCCGGGCTCGCGCCTCAGCCTCAAACCGCTCGTAAAAGGGGGTTTCCGACCTCTCATGCCACAATTTGGTCGAAAAGTATGTATTCAGGTCGTAATGTTTGGAATTTTCAATCTTTCTATGCGGAAAATCGGGGAAAAACATCTCAACGGGGCGATTATCACCACTCGGCGGGTGAAAATCCATCGCACCAAAGAACCTTTTGCCCATTCCGATGTATTCTGAGCCAAAAATTGGGAAATCCCGGCCTTCGGCCGGATAAATTAGAAGTGTTTCCGCAAAAAACTTGCCCGGGACGGTTAAAATACACCCCCGAGCATATCCAATACCTCTTTCCGGAGCACGTAACCAGATCGATTCGATACGGGCAGGGCCGGATTCGTCAATCCGGCTTTCCCACCCACTACCTAAAACATCATTCGTCCAGTTTTTTGACCACAACGGAGTTGTCACTAGTAATTTCCCACTTTAATCTGTCTCCTGGTCCCCAGCCAAGACGCTCGCAAACCCATTTCGACAGGGTAATCGACCAATTGTCGTCAATTTCAGTAATCCAGGACAACTGTTGAGCAGGTTGTTTACGATAATCGTGGCTTATTTTGTCCTCCATCGCATCAGCAAGAACGTTTTCTTGAGTTTTCACATACTCGAGAAGACCGTTAACCGTATTCTGGACCGAATCGACGACTTCAGCGGGGACACCAGGTCCATCAACCATCGTCGCGATAGCATCGGCCATCTCCTTAACCGTAATGGTGAACCGGAGAAAGTCTTGTTCCAGGTCGTCCCAGGGGTGCGAGGCCATAAAAAGCAAAAACGGACATTACTTTTTTATCTTAGCACGGTCCAAGGCCGAAATCGGACAAATTATCGTTAGGATTTAACGGTTCATCGTCCATAAAGTCGGTAGTAGCGTTGGTATCCAAGCCATCGACCCATGCTGATGGGCACTCCGAGACTTTCGCAGCATTCAACGTACGATCCAAACTCGTACCAGGGGGTGGACTCAAGCTCATTCTGACTTAGTGATGCTGTCGCGGACTTCTTTAGCCATATCCATATACTTTCTGGAGACGACACCGCGCTTGATCTGGTACATGTCATATTTTAACCGGGCGAGAAGATAATACTTGAACACAATTGTTTGGACTATTACTCTCGGCTCCGCTACAAACTTCAAATATAGGTAGTCGGCGACATTCCTATCAACCGCTACCACATATGCGATTGTAAACAGAGCCAAGAGGTACAGGGGCATGGTTACAGTGTTTCCAAGCTTTCAACCGAAACTAAGAGGTCGCTCAGTTCCCCGATGTCGCGAAGGTTACGTTTTGGAACGAAATACGCAGGGCGACCTCCGGCCGGGTCAGCCCAAAACTCTTCTCGCATGACGTCACCCGCCACACACCACCCATGCAAAAACACTTTATCGCGCTCGATTGTCACAAGAACAAGGCGTTTGTCCGGACGCTCGTCCTTTTGGACAATCAGATCGTAGCTATGCTTGCTTCTAGTCTTTACTTCAATGTCTCCGGGCAGATCACACGATCCGCGCTTTGCGACAGTTTCAGTAAACAGATGGTCTTCGAGACCAAGGTGTGACGCTACAGCCACTTCTCCTGTTGTTCCAAGCCTATGCATTTGCATCGCTCGATCTCCGCTTGCCGGTGCTCGGTTTCGGCCCCTTAACCCTCGCGCTTGATTTCCGCTTTGCCTCCTTACCGCCTCGTCCTCCGCGCGTTGCTTTTGCTCGGGTGTCAGTGAGATCCGTATTGGCTCTGGCATTGGGTAGATTGTTTAACCACTCGTTCATCTTATCACGAATCGAGGGGATGCGCTCATTTTCGCATGTTTTTATAAACGTATTCCAACTATGTTTACCTCGAGAGGGCAAGCCACGTCTTATTGCGTCGGACCGGATCTCAGAAAGTTGTTCAGCGCGTTCTTTCTTTCCCTGCCTCGTTGTCATTTGTAGCCGGTGCGCGTATTCTTCTTTGTACTCAATCCATTTGTCGAGGATTTTACCCGTACCCATATTGTCCCGTATCCACGCATTTGCTGCTCGAGTGCTAATCCCGATATCTTTAGCTTCAGCTAAAACCCGATCTTTGGCTGTCAGAGTTTTTTCGATTTTAGGGGTCTCTGGGATATCCTCAGTCATCCACACTGACCTTGTAGGGCCGCACAGGCCTCGCAAAGACGCAATCTGACCGCAGATATGAGAGTCCAATTCATCGCCTGGTGAGCATAAAGGTAAAAGTCTTTCTATACGCCCCGACAGTTCATTCTGTTGTTGTTTAACTTTTTCTGTCTCTGTTGCGATTAGTGTAGAGACCGGTATCGAGATTACGTATCTAGACAAGTCCTCGCTTAGCTTCCAACCTCTCGATACTTTATTCACCGCGTCCTGCTTGTCTTTAGCCGTTCTAACTATCTTGAGAAATTTATCTAAACCAGCAATTACCGATATAACCGCATCGAGTTTGTTCTTCTCTACTTCCAGCTTACGTACTTCGACATTATATACTTCGCACAAGTATTTAACTCGCTCGCTATGCCATGATTCAATCGATTTACGAACACCGACAGTCACCGGTTTACCATCCAGATCTACTGCGACGCAGTTAACGTTATGAACGTGTTTTAGTCCTGTATTTGAGTGGATAAGTGTCCGGAGGATAATATCGCGATCCGTTAAATTTTTCATAACCAAAATGATCCGGATACCATCGCGGCTTGAATGGTCAGCGGCATCAAGAAGCCCAGGAAGTTTTTCAGAATCAGCCAGATCTCGTACCCTGTCTAAGAATTTTTCACTCGAGCCGGAGGCGAGGCGAGTAATAATAATAGCAGGACGGGTTGAGCGTTTACCCCATGCCATTTTGTCCTCAGTCTTCCACTCACCGTACGAAATAACATTGCCCTTTCCTGTCAGTAACGCGTCACGGATTCCCAAATCTTTAACTATTCGACCGCCGGCAGACGGTTCAGGAGGGTTGGGAAACTTTGCTAACAATGCTGAGTCTGTAATCTTGTTATTCTTAATCCACGCTGTTGTCGCGCTTACTACATCGCGCAAGTTCCAGGAGATATGATGGCATGCGTACCCGCTAGCGATGCCGACTGAACCAGTCAGCAACAAAGCGGGAAGCACTGGAATAAACCGTACCGGTTCAGATCGAGTGCCGTCATAATTGTCACGCCACTGGCCGATCCCTTTATTGAGCTGAGAGATGTAAAGGCAATCTGTAATTTGGCTAGCCCGGACTTCTAGGTACCTCGCTGCGGCAGGGGAGTCTTCAGAAACCATCTGACCGATTGAATTGCCGGTCTGAATCGATCCGCCCACATTACCATGAATCTGTGTTAACGTGTACCGGAAAGATGACTCTTGCCCCATATTGATAATTGTCCCCGCGCAACCGCCCTGAGGGTGGTATGAACCGAGGACATGGCCTTCTAGCCTGCTGACCTTACTGTATGCGGACTCCGGAAGTAGCTTCAAGTCATGTAAACCTACTATCGCTCGACGTTGAGCGACTTTAAGGCCGTCGACAATATCCGGTAGCGCACGATTATAGATCGCAGTACTGTAGGAAAGAAAATCCGCAATTAATTCATTGGTTATTGAGCAAGGAGTTTCTGCCATACCGTGTTACTCCTCTCCGACGGGAAAAACGCCAATATTCCTAGAAAGGAAGAAGTAACCAGCCTCGGCATTGTGGTACACGAGGTAGGTTTCTTCACCATCGAGAATATAATTGTTCAAGTAATCGGATACGATTTCTAATTCCTCTTCGCTTTGCATCTCCTTAGGGAATACGCTTCGGAGACAAAGAGTGTCGTCAGACGGATCGTGCTCGTAGATCTCAATCGTCGTTCCGAACACTGGGTGCTCAAGGATGACCTTGTATGTTGTGTCGTCAAGCTTTACAACTCCGTGAATAATATCGTCACGGACCGTGAGGAAATCGAAAGACACAAAGACCTCCGGGTAGCGTTTGATCTTTTTCATAGCCCGGTGGGAAGCGTAATTTTCATAGTATACTACACTACATACGCTTTCACCGCCACCTCATGGACGCATTTGGGACTTTAAGAGAAATTGTTAATCGCCTTGACGGTTTGCCAGAAGTCCCTGCCGAGCCACCGTACGACTACAAAAACGCCAGAATTCGCATGGACATCTACGATCAGCTCATGGTTTGGAAGGAAGAGTGGGGTGAAAAAACCCTATCCGATACTGTACAACGTATACTAGATCTTGCTAGAATGCAGCTTCAGACGTCAGTAGAATTTCTCAGCGAAGTCGAAAGACGTCAAAATCCCGACATTTAGGTGAAAGTCCTATGGAGTTAATTAAGCCGGCATCAATGTCCGACCCCTCTCGCCCTAAGCGCCATTACTTCGGCCCCCACGAACCGTTCGTTCATTGCCATGACGATACGTACCATAAACAGGAAAATCCGGGTTACTGTGGAGTGTGCGGTAAGAAAACCGCTTACAAGTCCTTGTACGCGGCGGAATTTTGCTGTAGCATAGAGTGCAGTAACGAGCTGTGGTGTGACCTCACCGAACGAATCGCAACAACGTCAACAAAGCGCAAGCGTCGATGACCTCTACGCGCGGGCGTGTGACCCATCGGCTACGCCGGTAGAACTGAAAACCCTTTGGGATTCCACTAAGTCAGTACGGGTTCGTAAGGCGGTTGCCTCGAACCCAAACTGCGACTCAAAGACAATGAAGATGGCGGCACGTCTCTACATTAAAGAGGTTATCGCCAATCCGTCGTTCGAGATTCTAAATCTTTTTAACGAAGATAAAACCGTAAAAGTGCTGTACGAGGCGTATACGGATCCGCAAGCCATGTCGCGGGCGTATAACCTGATGTCGATGAAGTCGGCTGATCGAATTAATGTCGCCCGTGCTCTGCTCGTTTCGCCAAAACTAAATTCTGCCAGGATTCTGCAAGAAGTGTGTTCGGTAATGAACACGGTAGAATTTAAAAGGGAAACCAAAGACCCAGATGTTAATACTAATGTGACCCGGATTGCGAAAAAGCATGTACGCGAATTTAGATTACCAACTCTCTTGTTTCTATTTCATAACGAAATTATCAATATTGACGACGTAATTAAGTGTCTGGAGAATACAGATTCTTCAGTATGTGTGAGTACAAGAGGGTCGTATATAGCTTTTCTGACAACTCAGATCGAGAAAGCCGTGTCAACTGCTCCTGATCCAGTTGCCAAACGCGCAACGTCTCAGTTTATTAGAGTAAACCGCGCCTGCACTATTCGCGAATACATTAAGGAGGTGCGTAAGAATCCTGACCTTCGCTCTGATAATCACCTAAAATTCTACACCGAGCTATACCGTAAATTTCTTTCCGAGGAAATCGCCGATAAACGTAAGCGTTCGGAAGAACGGAAAAATAGATACGGGTATGGTAGCTACGAAGGGTTTGGCGAGGATGACCACAGTCATCATTTATCCGACTTAATCTGGGCTACTATTTCATTACGAAATGAAATGGACCAAAAGACTCTGGCGGATATCGACCTAGCCGCGTTATTCAATGACATTGTCTCTATCGGATTTGATAAGGATTACGGTCCCTACAAGTGCGAGCTAAAGTTCCCGGAAATGAGATTCTTAACTGGTCGCAACATTATGTGCGATAAGTTATTGGCTTTGTCCGACGATAGCGCATTTGAGTTCTATATGACTTGCGGATTACTCTGGACGGAGTGGTATGCAAGAGGTGATGTTAATAATCCGGAGACGTTAGTTGTTCAACGTATGTCTCGGATTAATGAAAAACGATATTTGTCTGGCCAACGCCTCTGGTATAAAGCAACTGATCTTAGTGGTTTCCCCAGCGTTTATATTAACTCAAGAAACGGCCTGGACTATGAGGAGTCAAACTACAACTGTCGAGACAAGGCTGCAAGGGAAATGGCAGAGATAATGAGTCAGATTTAGATGAGTTGACAGGGGGGGGGACAAATGCCCCCCCCGTTTTATTGGCTATTTACCTTGGAACTCGTTCACATAATTTTCTAAAAACTTGTCAATCTGGTCGTTGTACTTACCATCGATAACGTCACGGCTGCGACCATTATCGCTATCGTGTTCTTTCTTTTCGTAGTCTATAAATACCGGCAAACTAGTATTGTACGAGCTATTTTTGATAATATCGCGACGGAAGCGTGACAGATCTCCGTCGCACCTAGTAAACTCACGTTCCAGCATCGCTAGAATCCGTTGCCTATCAGTTTTCTTGGCATCACCCTCCAGGGTATCAGCGTACAAACGTTTGTACATTTCGTCTACGTGATGGTCGATACTCATCGACTGGGTGTCAGGCTCGGGTGCCAGTGACACCATTGACTCCTTTGTCATCCGATCAAGGTTGCGTTTGAAACGGGTTTTCAGGTATTTGGATGATGGCCCGATGCCGAGTTTGTCCTCCATCTGTTCACAGATTCCGAACATGAACGAATCAGAGCCTCCTCCTTTCTCCAAAGCCTTGTCGTAACCAAGTGCAACGTATTCCTCTAAATCGACCGTTTTACCGGAGACATATCCATTCTCCCACTGTTCTACTTTTTTAAGTACTGTAGCCTTTTTGCCGGGTCTTTTGTCCGCATTATTCCAACGCATACCCTGTAATCTAGCCGCATCAATTCTTCTCTCTAAATCATTACCCTCTTTGTCT